GCCTAGTATCTTAGCACCTGTGTATAACACTTCTATAGATCTATGTGCTTTTTTAAACTTATCGCTTGTTGGAGCTTCTAAAAAGGTGTCTTGCTTTTCTAAAGCTTTTTCTAAACCGCTTTGAGTTTCTTTAATTTTAAAAACTTGATCGGTGTAAGTTTTGTATTCAAAATATAATACTTGAACCGTTTGATCATCATATCTACCATTCCAATTCCTTGTATAGTTTTGGTTTCCTGGATACTTTTGAATCTCTTCCATATCACTTGGTGTTAAATATGGAAACTGCTTTTTTAATTCAGGTATACTTATTGATTTAACTTCACCTACGTAATATATGTCTTCAAAATTAGGATCGTCAGTGTATGAATAAACAAGACAAGAAGGATCTACATAGTCTACTGTTATACCTTCACTTCTATTCCAGTTTGTTTTAACTGCACCTATACCTAAAACACACAGGTCATAATTTACTCTTCTTCTAGTTAAATCATATTTGTTTTTATCCAACACAAAGTTTATAGCTTCTTCCTCCGCCACTTCGATAGACTGTTTGTAATCTAACTGCATATGCAGGTCTAAATCATCTAAAGTTTTTGGTGAATCTTCACCTTGTGGACTTTTAGTTAAGTCCATACCTGTTAATTGTTTGACTTTGTCGTCGTAGTCTTTAGTTATTATGTCTAAATATATATCATTGGCATAATCTGTTCTTAACTTGTTAGAGTCAGGATCTTGAGCGTAAGCACTTATTTCGTAACTCCTCTGTGATAATCCGTTAACTAATATATCTACAAACTTAGATATAACAGGTATTGGCTTCCAGTCTAAATTCAAATATGATAAATCCCCATTAATGGATAGTTCGTCCTTATATTTTTGTATAGACTGTTCACCTCTAGCATAAAGCCTTAAGTTGTGGAAGTTGCTATAATTAGTTGCAAACCTATCACTGTAACCTCTATTGTTTCTAAACCATTCATATTCTATAGCTTGACCGACTCTCAAGCCATACTCGTATGTATTTTTTTCTGCTTCAGGTACTACTTGATCTGGAAACGAACTATTGTTATTTGCGTTAGCTATCATTTATATTATTTTTGAAGAATAACCAGTGTTATCATATTTTTTAATTCCTAAGTTCATAGACTTTTTAGACAATTTAGCAACAGGAGTATACCTGTTCTTATTACAAGCCATTATAGCTAGACCAGAGCTTATAGAAGCATCGTGTTTAGTTCTATTGTTTATATCAAAAGAGCTCCAATCCTCTAAAGTTTTTTGAAAGTACATGCTACCATAATTATTTTCTCTTAAACCAACAAAGTCTTCCACGTAACTCTCTATTGCAGCAGCATGTGCTTGCTTAATATCTTCGCTAGAGTTAGGTATTCCACCTATTTCTTTTTCTGTAGGTGATAATTTACTCCATACTTTATCAGGTCTATTAATGCTAAATCCTCTATAACCTCTTCTTTTAAAATAATACAGCAATCTTGGTTTATTGTTTTCTGCTAATATAGGCATACCGTAAAATATACAAGCCATTAATACATCTTCAAAAAATATCTCTGCCGTTTGAGGCCTAGATATGTACTCTAAAAAGAAGAAATTAGCAGGAGCTTCTTCCATACTAAACTTTGTTAAGCCATGTAAAGATCCATTAGATCCTTTACCGTCAACAGTTCCTGATATGTCGTAGCTATCACATCCAAAAGCACCTACATGATCATTACCAGGAAACTTCATACCATTTTTTAAAACTAAGTTGTTTTGTAAATGAAGTTGAGGTATCCAAGAAATTTCAAACCTACCGTTCTTGTTAGGCGTAAACAATACTTTAGTATCTTTGACACCATTGGCCCACATAAAGTTTCCTTTAGTTATATTTAAACTGTTCTTTATGTCTTCGTTGTAATCTATTTGTTCGTATATTTTTGTAAGATTAAACAAACTGTTTTTAGTCTCATCTCTAAAAGCGTGTTGTTCTGTTCTTGGAAACTGTCTATAATATTCATTTAAACTGTCTGGATCAGACTTTAGTCCATCCACTTCGTTTTCCCAGTGTTCTATAACTCCTGTGTCAATTGGCAGATTGTCAACTCCGATTGTTTTATTTTTTGGCGTAGTGAATACAGGTGATCCAAAAGTATCCATGAATCCTTCGTAGTTCCATTCCATAGGGATGAAAAGAGAATACAATCCGCTACTTGTTTGTCCGTTTCTATTTCTTGTTGTAACGTCTGAATTATAATAGAGTTTTTTGAAGTTGTTTCCACCTTTGTCTAATGCGTTTGAAGTTGAGCCCATCATACACTTACCTACGATCCTACGTCCTAGTCTTAATGTAGTTTTTGTAACTCTCCAGTTATTTAATATGTTATCAGGTCTTTCCCATTTACCACTTTCATCGTGAGCTAATATTTTTAACTTTTCACCATCATAAGAGTTGTCACCCGTATTTTTCCAATCTATAGTTGTATCTAATCCTTCTAGTTCAGCTAACTTAACATTGTCATCTAGTTTACGTCTAGTAAGCTTCGAAGCTGGTACCCTATACGCCAGTTCGGTTTTTGGACGATCCATACCATCTTGGATTGGTTTGAAAAAAAACGGATAGTTAACGGATATTGGTACAACTTTGTCTGTGAACATTTTTTTAGCATCTGCTCCAGATTTTGATAAGATACCGAATCTGGCATCTGAAGATATAGTTGCCTGGTTAACAAGCTCTGCCGATGACATAAAGGAGAAACCAGACCGTCTGTTTTTAAGATAACACATTCCATAACATCTGCTATCGGCTTTACATGCTTCCCAGAATATAAAGAAGAGTCTATTTGCTTCTCTATAGTCAGGTGCTCCGATATCGATTTTTGACCACTGCAGATACATGTAATGAGTACCAGTGATGTAAGTAGGCATACCGTTATTATAAAACCAGTAGCCATCTGATCTACGTTGAAATTCTTCATCTATATAATCAAACCATTTTTCTTTAAAATCTGTAGGATATTCATCCCAATCAAATCTACTTTTAATTCTCTTTAATTCTTTTGGGTATTCGTATTGTTCCCAATATTGCTCCTCTTTATTTCCGCTTCGTTTAAAAGGTTTGTCTGCTTTTGGTAAAGCAATACGGAGGTTTTGAATTTCAATGATCTGTCCAATTTGTCCAGT